TGGCAAGACGCAACAAGCAGCTGACGTAAACGCCAGCCGGGCTTTCATTGCCATTTTAGTTGTCACTCTGGCCATTTTTGGCTGGTGGGTATCAAGCTTAAATCCCATTTCATCCAAAGCCACCTTGGTGGATGACGTGGGCAATGCTCGCACTATCAGCAACCTCTTTATGGCCAGCACGCTTTGTAAAAAGCAGGCAGCGCTGAACTTCCAGGGCGATGTTGTGCAATCCATCATCGACCAACACTCCACCCGTTACGACCGACCGCGAGATTTATTCGTGGTGTTGCTAATGGTCTCGGTTTATCAGACAGGCAGCGCGGTAAGCGAATATCGTGCGCACTGCCATGTGATTCCCAATGACACAGAAGTGAATTACTTCAAAGGCTTCACTGTCACGCCAAACGGAATTTTTTAGGCGGGCCCAAGTAACTCAATCGGCGGCAGGACAAAAACGTGATGGTCGTGATCGCGGATCATTTTACGTGCATCGAGGGTGTTGATGTGTGCCGGCCATTGTTTGTGGATGTAAGCATCAAAATTCTCAGGCTCAATACGCCTGGTGGTGCCTCGAACCTTGAGCAATTCACATTGATGCCTCTGAATGTCCGTCTTTAGTTCTAGCAAGGCTTTGGTCTCGTTCGTCGCAACCACATAAGCCAACGTCAGTTCATGAGCACCTCGGCCATTGCGATACTCAAACTCAATCTCATACATTCTAAGATGTGTACGATGATGTTGCTGAAAAAAGCTGGCGATTGACACGGATTACGCACCACGGGGAGAAGCTCACCTGGTGATCATAACGAATCTCTGGAAATGTTTATGGAATCTGGGCACAATTCGCCATCTTTCGCTGACCGAGTTCACCCTGCGCGGACACTTTGCGTTATACTCCGTCACGAAACAGTAGTGTTGTCATGCGCCCATAGCTCCGATGGCCGGGCTCGCGCACGAGGAGAGCACCATCGGCACGTAGTGCCGACATTTTTGAAGTACAATTGGCCATCAATTGACAGTTTTAGACTGCGCCCATAGCTCCGATGGCCGGGCTCGCGCACGAGGAGAGCACCATCGGCACGTAGTGCCGACTTTTGAAGTACAATTGGCCATCAATCGACAGTTTTAGACTGCGCCCATAGCTCAGCTGGATAGAGCACCAGGCTTCGAACCTGGGTGTCGGGAGTTCGAATCTCTCTGGGCGTGCCATTTTAAAGGGTCTAACAGGGGTCGCTAGGCGCGACCGGTAGCTATTCGGGGTCTCGGTAGCTATTTTCCCTCAAAATCTCCTCCCCACTGTATGCCGATACAGTTAACTCTCTCCATTCTGATCAAATTTTGACCGCGTAGCGGTGGCCACTTTTATCCTCTAGTATTGCCGTCAATAACAATGCTAAGGGAGTGGTCACGTTGAGCTATATCGAGGAATCTCTATCCACCAATGAACAGATCCGGGGCCTGTTTAAACTCCACTGGTTCGAATGGCTCGCCTTTTGGGTGTGGCTTCTCCTGGCACCGCTCACGCTTGGCATCACCCTTATCGTCGCACTCTGGTACCTGGTCAAGATCCTGACGACCGAGATGGGTGTCACATCACGCCGTGTGATCCTTAAAACTGGATTTATCAGTCGATCGACCGAGGAGATGAAGCTCTCATCGATCGAGACCGTCGAGATCCGGCAATCGATCATGGGTAGGATCTTCGGGTATGGCACCGTCGTTGTAACTGGCCGGGGAATTAGTTCTGTCGACCTGGCTCGAGTCGCGGATCCGCTTGGCGTTAAACGCCAGGTTGAGAATGTTCTGGCAGAGTCGGAAGCGGTACCAGCTTAAACGAATAAGACCAGCCACAGTTACGATCACACGTAACACCGGAGACGATGCTCTCACCAGGTGGAAAGTCCACGTGCATCCAGCCGCGACAGTCCTCAGTAAAGCAGAGCAGATCTGCTGGTCCTTCGATCGGTATGCGAACCACACACTCGACTGGATCCTTGTTGCTCGGAGAAGGCACAAATCCGCAAGCTGATAGGAGGGGGACATATATTGGCTCTATATCGTCTGACATGGCTTCTAATCCTTGGTGCTGGATCCCTTTCGACGTTCTAACTTAACCACTCGAGGCTTAACCCGGTAAACCTTTTCGGTGATCGTCGGACTGGAGTGGTCGAGCAGCTCCTGTGCGTTAACCAGGCTGGTGTCGCTGGCCACCTTCTTCCGGATATCGTGTTCGTGGAAACCCTCGTGGCCGGCTTCTTTAAATGCCTTCATGCAGCGCTGCCACTGTGAATTCCAGCCGCTGGGGGCCCCGAACGGGTGTCCGTTCTCGTCCAGGTATCGTTTAACACCATTCTCCTCACGCGCAGGAAAGTATGGCTCGCCTGTCCTGGTCTTACAGATGAACCTGGACCCGACGTCGTTTTTCTTTTTGCGATATGCCCGCTTGAGAAGCTCCACGGCCGCTAATAACTCATCCGTCCAGCCATAATGCTTCTCATGGGAATCGGTCTTGTGGCGATTGTGGCGCAACCCCACCTCCTGGATATCCTTATGCTCGATGAGCAGGATATCCTGCTTGTCCATTCCGGTTTCTAATTTAATCGCAATGTGAGCCTGGATCCTCGGGGTCGCGTACTCGTTCACGAACAACGCGAGTTCCTCATCAGTTACATAACGCCGGCGAGGCTTCGCCTTCGGCAATCGCATTCCCAGCAGGAGGTTAAGATCCACATAGCCCCAGCGGACACACATCGACATAACGTGGCGTAAACACCCGATCGTCTCCCTCGCAGTCTTTAGGCCCCGTTTTCGCTTCAATGCATCAAAGAACTGCCAGGCATGCTTCTGTTTTATCAGGCGCACGTCAATATGGCCTGCTACCTTCCGCAGTGTTTCGATGTAGTAGCGTTTGTTCTCCTGGGTGCGTGGTGCATTGCCTGGCAGTACTTCAACCTCATAGCGGGTTAGAACGTCGTCCAGGCGCGTCGAGCCGTTAGTTAGATTTCCGTGTATGGGTAGCTCGGCATATGTCTTGAACGCCTCACGCTCGCTACTGCCGAGCCGGATCGGCTTGGGCCCCAGGATGTCTTTATACTTTGCCAGCCTGAAATAGATCGAAGGCCCTTTCTGGTACCAGCCTTTCGGCCAGCCGTTATCGGTGTCCCGTTTTCTGCCCATGTATTAGATCTCGTCGAGTCGGAGCTCCGGCTCCTCGGCCTGATCGTTCTGCTGCTGTAGTTGGTGCTGGATGCCAATCTCGCCCAGCTTAGTTTCGTCCACCCGATACACTGCCTTGCCGCCCTTCTTAACAGGCGGTATCACGATACCAGGCAAGCGCCCATCCGCGAGCATAACTCGAATCGTGCTTTCTGACACCAGCAAGAGTTCAGCCGCAGTAGAGCACTTAATCATCCTTACTTGCCCTCAACCCGCTTGAAGTTAACCACCCAGACCCAGGGGTTAGATTCCCAGGGATACCTGTCGACATTGATTGAGTCCCATAGATCACGAAAAGCTGAGGTCGGTGCATCGCCGTGCCACTTTTCGAACTCGTTGACCCAATCGTCACTGATTCCGCTGTAACAAAGACCGCCGTCTTCGTTAAACACATTGATTCCTTCTGACACGGCATCCTCGTCACTAATATCTTGCAACCTCTCAACACGGACGTTGGTGATCTCTAACTGGATGCGGGAAGCAATGCGAGGCATAAAGATTGATGGAGTCCACTTTGTTTGGTCGGCTGTTGGGTGAGGTCGATCAAATCCCCAACGCCGGCAGTCTTCCTCAAAAGTAGCGCGGCAGATCAAACAACCTGGATCACCGCCACCAACATAAGTGAAAGTCTCTCGCACCCAGAGCTGATCGCCTACTACGCCGTAAGGACAAGGTATTTCGCGCACACCAAAATCGTCGTCGCCTTTAAGCCCCCAGTTTTGCCCATCGGCACCTTCAAAACCCCAGCACGAAGGATCATTCCAATCACCTTGGCCGCCTCGATAGTCGATCTGGTGGAAACCACGGAGTTTGCAAACCCGCCTCGTCTGAGTCTTACGGCCATCCAAGATCGCTCTGACCATTTCACCACTGAATAGAATAGGGAGCTCTTTCATCTACTCAACCACCGTCTTTGACGTGCCTGTGTGTAGCAATTGCTTGCTCTAAGGATGGGTGCCGTTCGTACATACCACCCTGCCGCGTATGCCGTTTATGAAGAACAAGTTTCAACATGCCTGGGCCTGACGGCTCGATTGAAAAACGGATGCAGCGTTCATGCGCCATGATTACAGCCCTGGTTAAGTAGTCGTAATCAAACGTGGCAAAACGGTTACTAGCATTTGTGCAATTCAGAGCAATGCCGCTGCCCCATTCGTGTAAGCCTCCACTGATGTGATGGAAGCCATAAAATAGATCAGCAAGGAATTCATAACACTCCCACTGAGCATCACTCATCCAGTCTTTTTTGTAGGCGTTTAAGTACCGATCTTCTGCTTCATTCGTAATTGGTTTGTGATGAGACATTAGAAACCCTCCGGCAGCCAGGTTGGCTCCTCGTCTATCTCCACTTCCCACTCATTACCGCAGAAAGCCGCGAGCTGCTTTTTGTTCATTTTCTTCGTTTCTTCGGGGAAGTCGTCTTCCGGGTAGATATCCTGCAGCGCCTCGTTCATGACGTCTTTGGACACCCGACTAAAGAAGTTATCTGCAGTAGGCGTCCAGTGCCTGGAGAAATCGATGTTCATTTCATCGACTATGGCGTCGGCCAGTTTGTTCTCGCCGCGGATACCGATCCGCAAGGCTTGTGCAAGCGCCATGCGGTAGAGAAACTCTTTGGAGAGATCCGACAACGCACGGTAAGCCTGGAATCGTTCGACGACGCTACCCTTACGCCAGCTAAAATCTAACTTCTCTAACTCGCTCCGGATGTGTAGTTCTGCAGGTTCGTCCTGGTGCTTGTTACTCAAGTCCCCTCGGTAATCACGTGGGAGATCGATCGCCAGTATGTGATCAAAAAGCGCGGCGCTAGAGAATGACTTGTCCACAATCGTAAACTCGGCCAAGTCCGTTAGCAGGTCGGGATGACTTAAGAACAGTTCGAGCCTGGTCGCCGATCGCCGGTGGTAGCCAATATCGTCGCGCAGCGCCTGGCTGTACTTCTCCCGCGGTAGTTTTGGTTCCGGGGCATCTGGAGTCGCTGGGGATGTGTCGCTCGCGCCAATCGGCTCACGCTTTTGCAGCCCCCGATAAACATCTATGCCGCCAGATACGAAAACGACAACACCGCCGACCTTCTTGGATTCCTCGGAGAACCCTACCTGGCCGGCGTGATCCACGTCGAAGTCATCTAGTTTGTTCTCAAGCGTGTAGAGCTCATCCAACAACTCGCTGCCTTCGTCCGTATCCTCGTCAATGTCCATTTTTTGAAGTTCTTCCAACCTGGCTTCGAGCTTGGCCTTCTCATCCTGCAGCGCCTTCGGTAACTCACCATCCAGGAACACGTGATCGATGTTCAGCGATATGTACTCATAATTGACCTCAACCCATGACCAGCCTTCCGCTTTGATCGCCTCGACAAGTTCCTCAACATGCGCCGCGACCAGGTTGTCTAGCAGTTCCCTGTCCAGGATTCGGATATCGTTATCGAATAGATCGTTCGATACTTCGCCGCCAGCGGCCTTGTAGGCTTTAAGCGTCACCAACTGCACTCGCCAGTCATTTTTGTTTATCTCGGACTCAGCCAGGTGATTGCGGATTACACGCTCGCTGCTGCGCTCCCAACTATTTAGCTTTTTATACACCTCGATCTGCTTTTCAGGGGATCCTGTGGTGTACGCTGCAGCAACTCCTATGCCGATCTTACCGGCCACGAATGCAGTCTGGATATCCGGGTGCAGGTTAGCGAGCGCCAGGCGTTGCCGGACATACTTCTGACTGACACCGAACTCATCGGCGATCTGTTTGTTTGTCATGCCTTCCCGCTGCGCCAGGCGACTAAATGCCCGACACTCATCTAGTGGGTGGGGATCGTGCCGGTGGTAGTTCTCAGAGATCGTCGCCGCCAGCGCGTCGTCCTCGCTCACGATCTTGCACCACACCTTGGTCGACTTCGGGATCTCTTCATCCGCGGCCAACTCCTGCAGCATACGCAGGCGACGTCCGCCACCAGCCACGCCATACTTTTTGCCCTGCGGGTGGACGATGAGATTTTGTAACGGCCCGAACGCTTTGAGGCTCGCCTTTAGTTGCTTGTCGGCCGCCGGGTCCGGTGGTGCTTGTCGCATGTTGATATCGCTCGGAACTAACTTGCTAAGGGGTATCTCCTCAAGCGAGTGCGGAACCTCCTGCAGTGCTTTCTTTGTTGCTGTCATGTTTTATGCTCCTGTTATGGCCAGATCTTGTCTTTGAGTTTCGAAACGACAATGTCCAGTTTCTCGAGGTCATCGTCGTTTAAAGCCTTCACTCCGTAGTCATGCGCTTTGAGTAGTACGGCCGCCTCTACCTGGGAGAGATCAACCTTATATGAGCCACCCTGAGTTAAGTGTTCATATTCGCTGGTTGGTGCGGGGTCGAACATTTTTTCTGATTCTTCGCTCATGCGACGGTCCTCTTGGTTTCAAACAAATAGATGTTTGTGGGTTTTGGTGCTGGAATAGCGGGTATTAAAAAAGGCACTTTCACGTCATGCCGAGGACATCGCTGGGGGAATTCTTAACTGGCGAGCCCGAGGTAACCTTCGTCGCGCCACTCGCCGTCGTGCCATTGTTGGATGGTTTCGTACTCGCCGATGCGGCAACCACCCTCGACGATGTAGTTAGGATTCCAAACCTGGCGCTCTAATTGCGGACCGCCAAAGTTGTCCTCCTCTTCATCAAATCGCCTAACGGCGTGTTCAATGCCGACCCGGGTGTCGGGTATGAGTTCTGTCTGGTACTGCTCACCATTAAACTCACCGCCCTCGATGAGTTGCCCGACAACGTATCTAAGATATAACCGCGTGATCATTTAACTTGCCCTCTCGTTGTAAGATTTCGTAAACCTGCTGCGTATTGCGCTCGGTCTCTATGTCGCACATCAACCAGCCGGCGTTGAAGTACAGCCAGCCCATCGCAATCTCCCTAACGGCCGGCCCTGAAAAACGCCCGTCGATAAATAGTTCGCCGAACGCCTTCCTGGCTGCCGGCGTAGCGTTGCGCCATGAACTGATCGTCTCCAACTCCACCAGTGCCTCTGCCCAAATCACTTCCGGGAAACATCGAATTTTCATGAACTCCTCAACGGTCTGCAGGTCGGCATGCTTGCATGCCAGATCATTCACCGAGCAAAAGTACCCGTCGTCATGAATCTCGATCCAGGCGGTCTGGTGTTCGGTCTGGTAGAGGATGGCGCCTACCGCATTATGGAAGTCGCAGAAGGGTCGGTCGGTGTGCTTGGCCAGTTCATCAAGCGATATAGGGGTCTTTTTAAGTTTCGTGGCAGGTCCGCTCATGACGCTCGCCTCTTTCCATTTAGGATGTTGGTCACAGTTGAGCGCGCCACACAGAAAATCTCTGCAATACGGGCATCGGTAAAACCTAACTCTGCCTTTATGACTTTGATTGCCATGACGGCGTCGTCATTCAGCTTGTAGGTAAGTGAATTTCTTACTTGCTGTTTATGGGTCGCCCATCTGCAGTTGCGTGGCTCATAGTGGCCATTGGGATCTATTCGGTCCAGGGACATCCCCGGCGGACGAGGACCCATGTCAACTAGAAAGTTCTCGAACCGTTCCCAGCGGAAGCAAACTCGAATCCCTTTACCGCCGTAATATTGGAATTTTTCATTTTTTGGGTTGTAGCACCGCTGTCTCATCATATGAAACGAGCTGTGCTCTCGAGGGTGTTCTTGGCTTAGCCGCATGATTTAGACATGTCCACGTGAAACATAAGTGACAATAAATCACATTTAAATGACATGTCAACACGAAAATGACAAATCGAAGCCGGTTTGGCTGTTTAACCGACGAGGATCATCGCCTCTTGTTGAGCCGAGCCAACAAGTCTGGGTTGGTGAAGTTCTGCTCTGGCATGCCGACAACGTAGCCGACAACCTCGCACTCTTCAGCCGTTAACGCGCGATAGGCCGAGCTCTCAGACGAGTAAGCATAACGCCCCATGTCATCCACCTCAGTCCGCAAGGAGTAGCGACCATCCACCCTGATCAGGGCAATCAAGACCGGTCGGTCTTCGATAGCATGGAAGTCTGTATCAGGATCCACATACACTCTGCCGCCTCTGGGGACGTAACTAGCAACAGCATCGTCTTGCGCCTCATAGACGAACGTCCTGGCTGATCTGGGGAAAGCCGACTTAACGTACTCTAGGCCACGGGTATCAAGGGATCCAGCTAGCCAGCTATCAATCGAGCCAGGCGGTATAAGCGGGAATAGCATTGGCCGATCGCTGACAGCCGTGTTAGTTAATCCAGGTATCGGCTCATAACCTCGTAACTGAGCCTTCGACACGCCAAACACCTTTGCAATCGGCTCAAGCGTTGAATCCCTGGGCTCTTTGTTTGAGCGCTTTAGTATGCTGGATATTGTGGAGTGCCCGATCCCACTCTTGCGGGACAGGTCAATGAGCTTTAGTCCCTCGCGCTCCATAAGCTCCTTGATGATATCTGCGGAGTCCATTTGCGTGCTTCCTGAGTAGTGCGATCTTATTCGGCGCATTGTACTTCCCACTGCTTGCATAAAAACTGATTGACTGACTTGTAATCGCATTAATATGACAATAAAGTGCAGCCATGAATTGGACACTTGTCATTAAAGAAATCATGGCGGCGGGGTATTCCATCCAGCAGATCGCCGATGCCACCGAGATCAAGAGAACAACAATCGAAGCCTTACGATCCGGGCAGAACCAGGACACAACCTGGACCCGAGGCGCAAAACTGATTGATCTGCTACGCGACACCTGTCCGGACTCCTCGCAATTACCAGAGCACAAGGTAGCGTGATGAGAGCTGAAAAAAACCGTCAGTTTTTACGGGGCACCGATATCGAGGTCGGTGAGCCAGGCACACTGTCAGCCAGGCAAACAGAATCGCTGTACTACATTGCGGAGGGTTACACCTCTGAGGACACGGCGGTCGCCATGGGTATCGCACCGCGCACAGTCAACGATTACATCACTGGCGCGATGACCAAAACCAATTCCCGCAACCGCGCGCACCTGGTTCGCAACGCGTTTACGCTCGGCATCCTGCGCGAGTCGATCAAGCAACGCGGCATGGCATCGCTGTCAGCCATTTATTTAATGATCGCGCTAACACTTGGCACCTTGGTGCTGGATCACAGCTTAGTACGAACACGCTCTAAACCATCCAAGGTTCGCAGCCAGACAACGTATCGACTAGGGCGCAGTGGCCGAAATGGTCGTGGCCGACGGGAAGAGTTACTCGAGGAACCATTCACAACCTGGGGGAATGACCATGACTGATCGTTTACCGGTGCCAGGTGAGGACGGCTGGCAGGCTAACTCTATCCAAGGATGGGTGGATATCCAGATAACAGAAGGGCCGTACCATGAGGGTGATGCAATTCCGGAGCGCCCCGGCCTCCGCGTTGCCTACGAGAAGATCAAGTCTTACCACTACCCGCTTTATCGAGTCATAACGCATCAACATGGTGTAGTTGGCCTCATCCCTTTCCGAAACATGCGCCGTCGCCCCGAGCAATCAGATAACCAGGTAACGGGCACGTCCTACCAACAATTAATCGACGAACTCAAATCCACACCCGAGGAGGTGACTGCGTGAGCGAGAAACGACTAACCGACATCAACGATATGCGTGAACTCGTCGATGCCGTACTGGTGAACAAAGAACAGTTTAACTGCAGCATCGAGCAGGCCTGCAAGAACCTCGCGGTCTCTCCGTCGAACTATTACTACTATCGCAAGAATGTAATCGAAGCCGAGGGTGGACAGCCTGGCAACAACAGCGTGGTTGTAACTAACCCGGCCTTCGATCCCGACATCCAAATTCCCGACGACGGGAAAACAGATCTCGAAGAGGCTGCCCCTTCCCCTGGTGCCCGTGTCGATGAACTCGTATGCAGCCTAACTGGCGAGACACCTCTCCAGACAGCGTTAAACCGCTGGATAGGCATTTCACAGGCGCTAATGTCCGAGGAGTCAACGGAACATGCACAAACGGCTGGTGCCCTCCTGGACGAGTTGATCTTCGATGTGCAGAAGGCAGCGGGGTTAGCAGAATGAGCTGGCGCAAACGGCTCGCTGACTTCATATGCCCGATGAGTGAAAGATTCGGCACGGACGTTGAGTCAAACCTCTACGAGATGCGACGCATCATCGTCGAGGAAGACTTCGGGCTCATTTCACCAGAGTTGGAACCGGTGGACGTTTCGCGACATCCAACTCGCGGCACTGAATCATGTGCCAAGTCTCCCGATTCCGGCTTATCGAATGATGAACACCCAGGACCTGATAGTAATCCGGGTGAAGATCAATCGTCTCGCCAATCCTGGGCAGAAACTCTGCGTTGTCTATCTTTTGAAGTACTTTGCCCAGGTTGTCGGCATCAATTAAAAGTAACCGCATCTGTTCACTCCTCTGAGGTTAGCCAATGAGGAGCCAGGTAGAAACCAGTTTGTCTTCTCCTAGCCACCCTTGCCCTTTGGTTAGGGGATCGGGTGCTCCGGTTTGCTCCGCCGGGGCACCCTCCTATAACGAAGGTTCCCCGAATGAATCGTAGGTTAGTTATCCCGGTCGAGCAGCTCCATGTCTTTGCGAACATGAGAGCTGAAGTCTTTTATAAAACCCAGCAGTGGAGAGAAACAAGATACTTGGCGCTTAAACACCTGGGAAGTCGCTGCCAACTTTGTGGTGCTGTACCCGGCGAAGGTATTTCACTTCACGTTGATCACATCCGCCCGCGGTATCTTTACCCAGAGCACTGCCTTTCGTTCGAAAACCTTCAAATCTTATGTAACGTTTGCCATCAAGCTAAAGGTACAACTCATGTAGACGATTTTAGAAAGGGTCAATCGAACAATGGTGAGTTCGAGTATGGACTGCTAAGAGACTTTTTTAGGGTCAAGCGGGGAGCGCTCACCTTAGAAAATCGACCTCCTTCCGATCGCTTCGAAGTTGAGTATTTAACCAAGTTGGCAGTTACGCCGAAGAAAACCCACAGGAAAAGGTGGAATACATTCATACGGTTCTGCCATCGTGAGAAGAGAACCTATAAATCGGCGTGTCACTTGTGCGTTGACGATGTCATGTCGAGCAAAATGGCACGGGATCACCATCTAAAGAAGTTCCTGCACAACAAATCGCCAAGTGACTACGCATTCGATATTGCTGGTTGCCTGTTCCCGCCATCTTTAATCGATCTAATCAGGGATGGCGAATAGATATGAGGATTGTTGCACTTTGCGCAAGCTCGGGTAATATAGATCGCACTAGAACTTGTAAAGCGGTCTTCCGCACCCGAAAGCCTTGCGGTTTTTTTTCGCCTGAAATTTGGCGAAGCCAGCCGAAAGGCCGGGTTGAGAGGCGTCAATACAATACCCGCAAGGGGAATAGGCCCGGAGCTTCTTTACAGGCTCTAGTTGAGACCCGGCCACCAGCTACTAACTGGTGGTCAGCAACTAAAACTGTAAAGGACCACACCAATGCATCATCGCACTTTGGTGCTGGAGCGCGCCGCACAGGCCTCCAGAACCGTAAAAACCACCACAGAAGTATTTGTCGTCACCACAACGCATTGCGACCCACACGCGCTATTCAAGCGCGGCTCCGTCGTAGTTCGGACGACCCGGGAGGAACTACTCCCAGACTGCATCAACCTGCAGCAGCTACTCAACGACCTGGAGGCGCCCTATGAGCCATGAGTCTGTAATTGACGCCAGGTTCGCCATGGTGCCGTTAGCCGCGATCGCCGATAACAGGCTTTCGAAAATGCAGCTGCGAGTGCTAGCGGTGATTTGCTCGTTCCGTGATCGGGATGATGACACTGTAAGGGTTCGGAGATCCAAGATAATCGAACGCTGTGGCGGCTCTTACAAAGCGGAAGTGATATCCAGAGTCACTACCCAACTTGTCAAACTAGGCTGGATCGAAAAAGTGGGCAACGGTGGTTTTTCAAGGCCAAGTGAGTACCGGATCCTGATACCTGAAACGGTGACCGAATCAGTCACCGTAGAAGAAACAACGGTGACCGAATCAGTCACTGTAGATAGCCAAACAACGGTGACCGAACCGGTCACGGTAGATGATAAAACGGTGACCGAATCGGTCACTAAACGGTTACCGAATCGGTCACTATACGGTGACCGAATCGGTCACGGGCAAAGAACAGACCTTTTACAAACCTCTTCCAGACGGTGGCATCCGCCACCCGGCGTCATCGATGCGCTTAAAGCGCTTTGGGGACAAAACTTCAAAATCCCTGATCACTGGATCCCGATGTTCATGGTCAAGGCGAAGAAAAAACCGGAGGCAATCTGGGACGAGTACTTCATCGAATGGGCCAGGGCTCAACACAAAATCGATGCTCGCCATCTTGATTCACCCAACACCCAGAATCGCCCCCAGGCCATCAGGCGGAAGTTTGAATCACCAACGCACGAAGACTCGCCAGAGCAAAGACTAGCTCATGCACGACGGATGCTTTGCGAATTCAGAGCGACCGAAAACCAAACCCTCATAGCTCACTGGAGCGACCAGGTTCTCAAATTCCAGAACCAGGTTCAGCGACAAGGAGAAGCCTCATGAACCGCGCAGAAGTTCGAGGCAAGTGCTACCTGCTCCTGCAACGCCGAATCATGGCCGGCGGTGCGGATATCAAGCAACCAGACGGCTACACGTTCCCCATCGCTCGGATCGTGAACAGCCTGGATCTCCCAGGAGACACCCCGGTCGAACGCGCTGCCTGCCATCGCAAACTTGACCGAATGCTCGAAGCCGAATGGAACCAGGTCGAACCAGCGCAGGCCATCGAGATATCCGATGCGGATATCCAGCCTGAACCAACACCAGAGCCGGCGCGGCGATCGGAACCGGAGAGACCCGTTAGCAGCAAAAACCGCTGCGACCAATGCAACGCCCCGCTCGTTTTTCTTAAGACCAGCAAGGGCAAGTCGATGCCTGTTGATTACTCAGGGCAAGCCATGGACGACAAGCGCGACGGCGTGATGTACGACCCGCTACGACACAAGTCCCACTTTGCTACCTGCCCTGCTCGCAGGAAATCCACTAACGAAAACGAGGGGAACCAATGAGAACGGAGACAGCGAATTGCGAAGGCTGCGGCAAACCATTCGAGCGGCAGGTTAGAACCCAGCCACGCCGATTCTGCGAGCCCAAGTGCTACAACCGCGAGTACTACCGATCGACCGACATGAGGGGGCTTGGTGCGCCACAGCCATGCGATGCCCCTCTAAGCGAGACCGCCAACCTCTGGCTCCGCCGGCCACCGCGGCAGGATCTGGGTGAGGTGCATGCATGAGTGCCGCCCTGGACGTTGTGACTCTGTGCGCGTTGATGGGGATCCTCGGCTGCTTGATCGCCGAGCGTTACCGTCAGTTTGATGCCAGGCGCAGACAATCGACCGGTGAGTACTGCCGCTGCAGCCATCGTCGATGGGTGTCCATCGCCACGAGCGGTGCCCAGATCTGCCACGAATGCATCAAGCATTTGCCACCTCAAAACCGAATCACTCGCTGCCTCACGGTAGAGGCTTCCCACCTGGATCCAAAAGACCCGGGTGGGAAGCAGGACGCAAACGACTCTCGGCCGAAGCCGCGTAGCGACCACAAGCCACAAGTTATCCCACTTAGACCTGGCAACGGAGAAGACAATGCCTAGAAAACCTGTAAGCCAATTGCTCACACTCATGACAGCCATCGCCGTATTGGTGCTGGGTAACCCAGCTACCGCCGAGATCGCGGTCGGTTACAACCAGCCGTTCTACCTGGACACCGATCTAGAGGGCGGCGATATCGGTGGCCATGGCTACCACCTCGAGTACTCCTGGGAGCGCTGGTATGTATCCCTCGACCACCTGGAGAACGTGAAACGCCGTGACGACGGATATGTTGATAACCAGCATTTCATTAACGCCGGATATCGATATCCCCTCCCAGCCGGCTTTGAGGTGTCTGGCGGCCTGTCAGTCAACGAGGTGAGCGACGTCCTCGGATCCGCACTGAGTTTTAACCTGGGCATCGGATACCGGAGGGGGCCCTACTCCATAACCTGGCGCCACTGGAGCAACGCGAACACAAATGACGTTAACCATGGCTTCGACGCGATCACGCTCACGTACAGGATCAGATAATGACTACCCTTCCCGCGTTACCTGTGCTGCCCCCTCCAAGCGAGATTCTCATAGAGGCAGAAAGTCACTTCGGTGTTGAGCTCAGGATCAGCGAGGCGCGGACTCGGAACGAAGGCCCAGCTGCTAATGCTCAGTCGGTAGCTGTATGGCTAATGCGGGCCATCCACGATATGACCTACCTGCAGATCAGCGATGTTCTACTTAAAGACTGCAAGGTCTTACACGTCTCGTGCAAAAAAGTGGACGATGACCAGTTGCTTCTAACGGCCGCAAAGTCTGTTTACAACACTCTAGTCGATCGCCGCATCGATAGGCGACACGCTCGCCGCTTGGATCCGTTGTTGATTGACGAGCAGCTTAATCGACTCGCTAGAGGAAGCGCTGTCCATGGCGCTCAGTTCATAGTCGACATGGCAATTCGCTTGCGAAACCAGCAGGCAGAAGAGCTTGAGCGGTTACGGGGGGCCGACGTGAGCCTGGCTAAAAGGTTCGCCGGCAAAAAATACAAACCTCAACGGGTAAACTTTAAATGAACCGCGCTAACGTCAGACTCACAGCAGACGACCAGTACATGATCAGCGTCCTGGTTAGCGACTGCCATGATCTTCTCAATGATTATGAGCGCAAATTAGTATCTGAGCTCAGCCGCAAGAAGCACGTCACCGGCAGCCAGCTCAACTGGTTAAACAACGCGTTTAACCAGACCCGGCCGCTACTGGATCAAATATCGCAAGCCAGCACCGACGTAGAACCGACGGATTGCAACCGATGCGGTCAACCTATTCTCTGGGTCAAAACGCACCAGGATAAAAACATGGCGATCGAGCCGACCGACCTGGCTAAACAGCACTGTGCAGCCGGCCTGAAATATATCCGCGATCGCCATCAACCACACGCAGATAACTGCAAAAACAAGGGGCTTAGTTAGATGGATATTCTTCGCGAGATTTATAACAACTTCCGACAGCTGCTGATTTGGTGGGTCGTCGTTGCACCCTGGGAGCAGGTGATTCGTGTCCGACTTGGCAAGCACATCAAAGTTCTTAACGCAGGTGTCCACGTAAAGCTGCCGGTGCTGGATGTTATCTATAAGCAGTCGATTCGACGCAGAGTAACCGCCACACACGCCCAGACCAACACAACCAGGGACGGCAAGGTCATAACAGTATCGGCGCAGGTCACATACGAGATCAGTAACCTCGAGTTACTGTATAGGACTCTCCATCACGCTGAGGCCACGCTGCAGGCTGAATTACAGGCCGCGATGTCGGAGTACCTTGTCTGTCGTAACGCTAATGAGATCACTCCTGGGCATATGCAGTCGCACGTTAGGGACTCGGTAGATTTCTCACGTTACGGTTTGGAAAAAGTTGAAATCCACGTGACGAACTTCGCGACCGCAAAAACCTATCGCCTGATCACCGGAGAAATTTACGGATGGTCTGAAGGTGATTCGCTAGACACAGCCAAGTCGGACGAGGATATGAACGGTCTCGTGTCAATTCGATAAAAGGACTGATATGCAAAAACCTGATGACAAAGAAGTGATTGCTCAGCTCGTAGCCGGCCTCAAAGAAGCGAAAGAGACGATCAAAATCTGGCATGGCGACGTGGCCTGGGAAATTTACGATCGCTGCTCGCCTGAAATGAAGCGGCTCAATTTTCTGATAGACAAGTATGGAGACCAATAACATGGCGAATAATGAATCGAAAATATTTGCAGCGTTCCAGATAGAGCAGATGCTGAAAAAGGGAACGTTCTACATCACCGATATCAAGGAGGCCGCGGAACTGATGGGCCATACGCCTGGCGGTGATGCTTACAACAAGTTGCGATCGCTGCACTGCGTGAATTTTGGTGATATGCCAGACGAGATATTCAATCGCCTGCCATCGCTAATCAACGAAGCACTGACCGGGCGCCGGCTCAGCGTTGCACAGATCCCTTGCTTACGTGAAGGCAACCAGGAACACATTGAAACAGGCAGCGAGGACTTTCGAGACTTTGCCATACCGCAACAACAAAGCACCACGTAGGTGGTAGGAGAAACATGTGACTCACGCGATAGGCAGAGAGCGGAACTGCACAGAGGCAAACATTTCTCAACAGCTTGGCTTCGTTACGCTGTTCTACTGTACCTATTGCGGGGACTTTCCAAACGAGATTGATATGGACGCTGATGGTTGGACTCAGCGAAAACAGATCAAGGAATGGGCTGAAAGTAAGGGATTAACGCAGTACCGAATTATTAGAAACACATCGTACCAACAGGATATGCACGGTGCGGTATATGAGCTTTGGGTCCATCCAGATGACCCTAAATTTAACGATGCTAGGTGGTAGGAGAAAACGATGAACATCGGGTTAATGAAACTGGCTTTGGATTGTCCAGCGACCTATGAGGAAATCAGGTTAACAGAGCCGCAGCGCAACCTGATTAAGAGGCTGGATGATGGTGAGCAGTATACCACAAACGATGTTTCTGAACTGCTTCACATATCTATCAATAGCGCAAGTTCACGGCTCAAGGCGCTGGTTAGAAAAGGCTACTTGATCAGAAAGAACATTGGCGACCCGACTGGCGGAAGCATGTTTTTGTATCAGGTCAATCCAAGCGTAAGTGGTAAGGGATGAAGATGGTTTATCTATTCTTAGCTGCTGTGATAACAATCGCGGTGCTGCTGGTGCTGACCTCGATCCACATAGCCCAGACTGTCGACGACGTCATTAACGGCTAATTGGTGCTGAATCGATGACAGAACACTGGTCTCTGGAAGAGCATCGAATATACCTGGCAACCGGGAAGGAACCAGTGCGTAAGCCTGGACCGCCACCCACCAAGGACGATGGGAAAAGCCCTGCCGAGAGTACTCCAAAAGCGGCCGGCTCGAAAATGCGCAATGTGCCAGTCGTTGTGGATGGCATTAGGTTCGATAGTAAGGGCGAGGCAGCCTATTACCTGTACCTGCAGGGTCAGGTCGAGTATGGCGCCCTGGAGTATTTCTTGCGCCAGGTGCCGGTCGAATGCGGTGGTGGCGTCAAGATGGTGCTGGATTTTATGTTAGTGCTGCCAGGTGGTGGCATCGAGTTTGTCGATTACAAAGGCCGATTGAGTCAAACGTACAGGAACAAGAAAAAACAAGCGCTGGCGCGGTATCCGACTATGCAGATCCGCGAGGTGTTCCGAAAGGACGTACCTCGAAACTGCTTAGACGCTGTGAACGAAATACACGAGATTGCGCTCGCTACCGCGGCCAATCCTAACTGACGGACTTAAAGAGCGATAACCTATGGTGCTGGATCCAGAACAGCTTGAAGTAGCGACCGATCGACTTCTGCAGCAATGGCTTAGGGAGATGAGTACTCCCGATCGTTCGATACTCGGTTCGAGTGGCTACTCTGGCGAGCCGCTGGCCATCACAGAGACCCGTAACCATAGATCAAGGCCGCGATCGTCAAAAAGCGAAGAAGGCAGCGCCCGGGTACATGCAACGGAAACCAGGAGCGGCAAGGCGTCAACGATTAAGATCAGCAGCTCCACAGCCAGGATGGAAGCCGTAATGGCCAAACTGATGCGAATTAACATCTTCGCTTACAATGCGCTCTGCCTGCACTACACCGGCATGAGTTACAGCGAGATCGCCAGGGAGCTCAACTGCAGCAAAGAGTACGCCAGGCGCTACAAGCTAATCGGATTTGATATGGTAATGATGGAAGTCGATAACTTCCCGCGGGAGCTGCTTACCTGAGGTGCGTTACCCGCTGGTGTTAGTTCTCCGGCTGAGTTGTCGTTACTCTGTTGCTAGCATAGCGCTCGACCCAATTCATCAAATCGTCTCGCCGGTATCGGACGGAACGACCGAGCTTTATCCAAGGTGGCGTTTTTATTCCACTATATATCTCACCAGATTTTCTTGAGATGCGTAGCACGTCAGTTTTGGCCCCAATTAAGCGAGCTGCATCAGTTGTGTTAAGAAGTATGGGATCGTCGTTTGTATCGCACATGATCGTTAACTGCCTCTTCAAATTGTCAATTTAGTTAGCTATTCCGAAATACTGCGAATAACCAAGTAGCGATAACACTATTGGAATGAGGCTTTGTGATCGAGGGTAAAAAACCACAAAAAGTTAGCTTTTTACCTCTTCCTAAGCTGCGCCTAAAATGTTTGATTTTTTGTGGCCGGGAGATCTGAAATTGATAACAGTGGTGAGAAATTCAACGTCTGACCCTTGACGCGGCAACACGATTTATGTCAAATTCTGTAAAGGTCGCCAGAGGTGACACCAAATAACCCGCTCTCCGCGGGTTTTTTTATGCCTGAATTCCCAGGAACCGGACCAAATGTCGTCAGAACTTCAGCAGGTGCTAGATAGATTCCAGCAGTTGGAGGAGTTTGTTCGCAACCACTGTATCGATGAGGACGCCAACACAAAAGAGCAGCTCAGGAAACTTGAGCAGATAGAAAGTACGCAGAATGATTTCCGCGGCGATGTGCGAACAATCAAAGACACGGTGATTAACATCGATACTCGCTTACAGCGAGAAGAACAAGAAACCCAAAATATTTACAAGATGATCGGCCTCGTCAAAGAGCGTGTAAGTAAGGCTGAGGCCGTTCTGGGCATGAAGCCAGCAACGATTGTCGGCTTATTCACCACGAAGAATCTGCTAATCGTCGGTGGAGTGATTGTTTTGGTCTCTGCGTTTTCATACGGCGTTATCAATGACGGGAATGTTGAGCCGCTTTTGGACAAGGCAATAGAAAAAATCCCGGGGACATCCCAATCAAAGGAGAGTTAAACATGCGGTATCTAGTAACCATCTTTCTGCTAATCGCTGCGGCAGTCGCTTTCAGCCTGCCAAGCCAAGCAAGTCTCGAGGCTGATATGTTCGATCCAGTGCAATTCAAAACCGAAGTTGTCGTACCTACCCTCTCCGACATGGAGGTGGTGTTCCCTGGCGCGATGAATGACGCGGCCGCTAACCTGATGGTCGGTATCGTGTTCCATGAGTCTCATGGCGGCACATACCTGCGCCAAAAGGCAAACAGTGGCGGTATCGTTGAGAATGGCGGCTTAGGTATCTGCCAAATCGAATCCGCTACACACCAGGACACATACAACACCTATCTGGCGTATTACAGCGACAGGCTGGCATATGCGAGAGACATGTTGCCGGTCGGCTCAGTTCTACGTGTTTCAAAGACGTTCTATGAGGTCGACGATGCACCCCTGATTCACAACATGCGCTATGCAGTCTTTATTGCCAGGACGCACATTTACCGACAGTCCTTTAGTTGGCCAGAAGATCCGGCGGATATCGCGGCACTCGGTAAGATCTGGGACGACAAGTACAACAGGAACCCGGACGCCGGTTTTGTTCACCAGTTCGTGCGCGACTTCCCGCGCAAAGCACTCGAGGCTTAAACATCTATGAGTTTGTCTCTCGCCCTGGGCCTTATCCAGTTCGCTCCGAAGCTTATCGGTCTGCTTGACCCTGATACTGGCGATAAGGTCGACCGTGTAGCGAGCACAGTCATCGACGTGGCCAAAAAAGTCACCGGCCAACAAGATGGTGCTGGGGCAGTAGAGGCAATTAAGCAACACCCAGATCTGGCGCTGCAGTTCCAGCTAGCGGTCATGGAAAACGAGACCGTCCTGGAAAGACTCGACGAGCAGTCTCGTAAACGAGCATCAGATCAATACAAGGCGGTATCAAGCAAACAAGCGGATAAAGTTGCGGACTCTATCATTGGCTGGAATCTCTGGATCATAGGCGGCCTTGTAATCGCTAACTTTGGCGCGGTGTTGGTGCTAGAGACCGGCCCACTCGTGGCGGTGGTGTCTAACTTAATCGGTGTCGTTATAGGGCACCTCCTGCAAGAGCGCCAATCTGTGGTGGCCTTTTTCTTTGGCTCGAGCCTGGGCAGTAAGCAGAAATCAATATCCATGGCGCCAGCGCCTGGGAATAAACAGGGTTAATTGCAGGGTAGACAACTGGTAAGTCAGGCGGCTCATAACCGCCATTACGCAGGTTCAAATCCTGCCCCTGCTACCATCTTATGACATTCTCGATCAAAGACGACCTGGATAAGTTAGAGCGAAAACTCTACAACTTCGAGAAAGGGTTAGTGCCGGTCGCTGCCACGCAGGCAATCAACCGTACCACCACCACAGTCCAGTCGCGGTCAGTAAAGGCTATAGCAGCCGAGACCGGCGTAAAACAGAAAGATGTTCGTGCTGGTATGGAACGGATCAAGGCTAGCCGCAGGTCTTTGACTGCCTCGATCGACGCACGCCAGGCTAAGGCTAAGAACTTAATCCACCACGTGACGCCGTCACAGCGTAACGCGCAGACGTTTCGACGCAGGGTTAAGAAAGGATTTAAGCACCCGGGTGTGAAGGCTAAAGCCTGGGGAAAACCAAAGTACTATGACGGCACATTCATTGGCCGTGGTGGAGGCGGTAACGCGCGTGTGTTTAGGCGCACCTCTGCTGCCAGGTTACCCATCGAGCCAGTGTTCGGGCCGTCACCACGCAAGACCTTTGACTCCAGCAAGGTCAATGACGTGATGAAGAGCACGACTAAAGAGCGGCTGCCGATCGAGTTATCTGCAGCCATTAACAATCAGATTAGAAAACAGAGGTAATCTCAGGTGATCAAGCTAATAAATTTAATCTACTGGCATTTAGTAGCAATCCGTTTGGCTCTGCGTTGGGTAACGAGGTTTAACTTGGGTAGCAAGGTCGTATACCAAGGCCAGATATACACGCTAGTCCAAGGTGTAAGAGCGCCACTATGGGAGCTGCAGGGTTTCGATTACGGCCCGAGAATATCCGTGCGTGAAGAGGACATGCGGCTAGCGAGAACACCAACTAACTATTGGCGATCGTTTGCTAATGGCTACAGGTTTTATCGACATAATTGGATTGATATCTGGCGCTCTAAAGGCGTTGAGGATTGGCAGCGGGCCTGTAACATCTGGGCTGGGAAGCCACTATGACACAGATCTTTGGCCAAGTAGGCACAGGGATCGCACTGTATCGCCTGTGGCCTGCGTCTGCTTTGTCCTCGTGCGATGCCTCGATACCACTAAACCGAGCGCAGCGGCGCGAGAAGGCGGCGAGAGACCGCAAGCGAGCGGCACGCAAGGCCCAAGGTACTTCCAAGGGGTAGCCCCTACGGGTGCGCGGCAGCGCAGTATTTCGCTATTTATGAAAATTTTGTAGTGCTGGTTGCAGAGTACAATCATCCCAACAAGCAAAGACTGCAGCTCTCATGTCAAAAAAGGCTCCAACGCCAGAGAAACATTGGTTAAACCGTAAAGACATGGCGGCCTCGTTAGGGATATCAGGTGCCGCATTTGATAAATGGAAAGTGCAACCAATCGCTAGAATTGGCCGAGAGGCTTTTTTTACCGTTGAAGACGTCCTGGCGAATCGCATCAACCACAAAACGGCTCAGCTGCAGGCAAAGATTAGCGAGCTGGAAACAGAGGATGATGGCGAAGAGAACGGGAAAATTAATCCTCTGTTAGAAAAAGCGAGGCTCGATCGCGAAAAGAGAATCGGTCAAGAGCTAACAAACGACTTAGCAAAGGGAAATCTCTTCCCAATCACGGCCGCCGAGCATGTTTTTTCACGAGTAGGTGTTGAGATGGCCTCAATACTCGAATCCCTACCCGCCAAGATGAAGCGAATCATGCCAAAGATGAGCGCAACTCAGTTGAACGAGGTTAAGAAAGAAATTGCCAAGGCAAGGAACTCATGCGTCGGTGTTGCCGATCGACTCGATGAATTCATTGAGGAGCATTACTCCGAGACAGCGAAATAATCTAAAGGAGGCGATCAGCCGAGCCTTAAAATCAGCCCTAAGCACTCCCGAACCGATGAGCGTGACGGAGTGGGCGAATAAGCATTTCTACTTGTCGGCGGAGTCTTCTTATGTTGAAGGCGATTGGGAGACGATGCCGTACCAGGTTGCTCCACTCAACTCGATGGGGAACGACGACATCAGAGTCGTAAACCTGGTTAAGTCAGCCCGAGTTGGCTATACCAAAATGATATTGGCATTCATTGCCTACTCAATCGAACACAAAAAACGCAACGGCATCGTGTGGCAGCCAACCGACGATGCGAGGTCAGACTTCACTAAACAACATGTGGAGCCGATGATCAGGGATGTACGGTGCATGCGGAATATTTTTCCGTACATCGACAAGAAAAGTAAATTCAACACGCTTGATTACAAGGCTTTCAGCAATAGCCGCCAGTTGTTCTTAAAGGGCGGCAAGTCAGCGAAGAACTTTCGAGAGAAGTCCGTCGACTTTGGTATTTATGATGAGCTCTCTAGCTTTGATCCAGATATCGAGCGCGAGGGTGACGCGGTAACTCTCGGCGATGTCCGAATGTCTGGATCCTCGTTTCCAAAATCAATACGAGGCTCAACACCCAAAGAGGCTGGCACTTGCCAAATCAGTAAGGCGGCGAACGATGCCGACGAGCACTTTAGGAGATACTTTCCCTGTCCTCACTGCAGTGAGAAGCAGCTCCTAAGATGGGGTGGTCCAGATGCGAACTTTGGCATTAAGTACACAAACGACGATCCCGAGACCGCGCAATATTTGTGTGAGCACTGCGGTGCGTTGATAGACAATGATTCGATGCCTGAAATGGATCGAAACGCAGTGTGGATTTCAGACAACGGAATGACGACCCTGGACGGAGAGTCATTCTACGGTCCGCACGGTGAGTTGGTTTCTGCTCCAAAGTCGGTGACCTACTACATGTGGGCGGCATTTTGCTCGCCAGGTGGGAAAAACTGGCGGGAGATTGTCGAGGACTTCCTCAACGCAAAGAAAGACCCCACCAAGCTTAAGGTATGGGTAAACACCAGCCTGGGCGAAGTCTGGGAAGAAGAATCGGACAGAGTAGAGCCACACCAGTTATATATGAGACGAGAGCACTATCCGAATGGCAAGGTGCCGGCGAAGTGTGGACTCCTTCTCTGGGGTGGCGATACGCAAGATGATCGTATTGAAGTCAGTGTCTGGGGCTTTGGTGTCGCTCGCGAGTCATGGCTGATAGCGCATGAGATATTTTATGGCGACCCAGGTCGGCCGGAACTCTGGAATCGTGTCGAGGAATATCTAACGACAACGAGTTGGGAACACGAATCCGGCGCTATGCTGCGTGTCCGCGGCGGCGGCCTGGATACGGGTGGCCACTACACCAGCATGGCTTACAAGTTTTGCAAGCGTAACCAGGGTCGCAACTGGTTGGCCCTGAAAGGTTCGAACCAGTTGGAAGCGCCATTAACCAGCAGGCCCTCGAGAAACAACTCAGAACGGGTGCGATTGTTTTCAATCGGTACCACTGAAGCCAAAGATCTGATCTATGGCTGCTTAAAGATCCAAGAGCCGGGTCCTGGCTATGTCCACTTCCCCGTATCGACGGATGAAGAAACCTACTCCGCTGACGAGGAGTACTTCGAGCAGCTAACTGCTGAAAAGAAGGTTACAGAATTTAAATCGGGGCGGCCGGTTCGCAGGTACAAGGCGCAGCGTCCCAGGGTCGAGGCGCTTGACTGTTACGTTTATGCCGTCGCGGCCTTTGAGATATTGAAAATGAACGTCCAGTCGATTCTAAACGAACTGCGAGCCCCGCAGTCGGATCGCGAAAAGCCAGCCACCAAAAATAAGTCTCGCCGTGGTGTTACACGGAATCGGGATGGCGGCTGGATGGATCGCTACCGCTAAATCACTGCCGAGGAAATCATGACAGCAACTATCACTCTCGCAACGGTGCAAGCCGAGTTGCAGGTGTGGCTCGACGCCCGTACTAAAGCGGCAAAAGGCCAGTCTGTGTCCATACAAGGCCGCAGTCTTACCACCCAAGATCTAACCGAAATTAACAACATGATCGCTCGGCTATCCAGGCAGGAGCGTAACTTACTGCTGCAGCAAAGCTCGGCAACGGGACGACGAACATTCGGTTCCCTGGGACGGTTTAACTAATGGGTTATTACTCGCGGTTCCTGGCCGCCACAATGCCGGACTATGCCATGCGCCGGCTGCGCGCTATGCGCATTAATGCTGCTTATGAGAGCACAAAGCCTAGCCGCACACACAAGGTTAAACGTGAGTCCCGCGGGGCTAACGACTCGTCTAGTGAGGCGGCCACCTCCCTGCGCGAGCAGGCACGGTATCTCGAAGAAAATAACGATATCGCGAAAGGCGCCCTCGACATTCTGGTTAACAGAACCGTCGGTATGGGCATTATTCCAGAGTTCATGGTCGAGAAAGAAAATGGCGATCTATACGATGAAGTCAATGAGCAGCTCTCAGAGTTGTACGAGGACTGGTGTCGTAAATCCGAAGTGACCTGGCGCGACGATGAAACATCGGCGCAACGCCTGGCGGCCAGAACATTCTTCCGTGATGGCGAAGTTTTTAACCAGCACTTGCTTGGTTTTACTCGCGGTCTGACACATGGCTCCGTTGTGCCCTATAGCTACGAGCTAATCGAGCCCGACATGGTGCCGATGCACTACCACAACCAGTCGCAGCGGATCCTTTCTGGTGTGCAAATGAATGGTTGGGGTCGACCTATTCGTTATCACGTGTTGAAGAACGCGCCTGAACAATCTATCCGGACCAGCCATATCATCCCGGGTGCCGACGAAACACGACCCATTCCGGCTAATAGAATGAGCCACATCTCTATTCGGAGAAGGATTCGGCAGGTGCGTGGCGTGTCCGTGTTTGCTGTTGTGCTGAAGCGTCTGTCAGATATCGACGAAATCGACGAGACAGAACGAGTCGCAGCACGAATCGCGGCCGCCATGGCGCTGGTTATTACGAAAGGCGACCCTGCGTTATATACCGCTCCCCAGGACGACGAAGGAACGAATCGGGATATCCCAATAGAGCCTGGAATGATCATCGATGATTTGTTGCCCGGTGAAGATGTTAAGTCGTTCGCATCTAACCGCCCGAATAATCAGTTGATCCCATTTAAGGAGTCGCAGTTCAAATCCGCGGCCGGTGGTCTCGGCGTCGGCGCTTCATCCCTGGGCAAAAATTATAACGGCAACTACTCGAGCCAGCGCCAGGAGCTGGTCGAGCAGCACGACCACTATGGTGTTGTCTGGAAGTACATCGTCGAGCGATTTGAGCGCGAGAAAGTCGAGAACTTCATTCGAGCGACAACCATGATGCCAAACGGCGTCCGATTACCAGACGACGCAAAAGCCGGCTCACTCTATCGCGTGCACTTTAGCCGCCCAGCCATGCCATGGATCCAGCCGCTCCAAGAGGCAAAAGCATGGGAAACGCTGGTTGCCAACGAATTCGAAAGCGTGAGCGGAATCATCCGTTCCCGTGGCGGCAGCCCCAGGCAGGTTAAGAAACAACGCGAACGCGAACAAAGGACACAACAGGAGTCTCCTAGCAATGAAAAAAATGAAGATCGTTAACAAGTCTACCTCGCGAGAGGTGACCTCTGGCTGGTTCGGCATGAAGGCCATAAAGGCCAGCGCGAACGCTGAAACATTTGATCATGTGAGCCTGCATATTTTTGGCGAGATCGGGTGGGAGGTAACGGCGCAGGATTTCGTTAATCAGCTCGAGGCGCTCGGTGATGTTGAAACCATCGAGGTTGAGGTGGGATCTGTCGGCGGTAACGTCTGGGAAGGTCTGGCCATTTACAACGCACTGATCACCCATAAGGCGAAAATCTCTATGCTGGTCACATCACTCGCCGCATCCATGGCATCCGTGATTGTCCAGGCGGCATCACCAGGTGAGCTGCGAATGCTGCCGTCATCCATGCAGATGATCCACAATCCGGCCGTTGGTGTTTGGGGAGACCAGCACGATCACGAGAAAGCTGCAGAAGCACTATCCAAGATCCGCGACGCTTTAGTCGGCGCGTATCTTCGACGCTTCAACGGTTCACAAGAAGAGTTGATCGAGATGCTCGACGCCGAGACCTGGTTAACGGCCGATGACTGTATTGCCAATGGCCTAGCAGACGAGCTCGTCGATGTTGATCTCGATATCGCAGCTTGCCTAACCAGCGAACAGATCACCGAGGTGTACAAGAAGGCACCTAAAGAATTTCTCGCTTTTATCGATCGACACCAGTCGGACGATGGCAGTGAGGATAAAGCCACTGCGCTTGCAGAGGCCAGAATGCAATTGGTGGCGGACACCATTGCAAAACACAAACAGTCGGCAGCCGCTGCCGACGCTAATGATGAGGATCATGATATGACCCCCGAAGAAAAGGCGGCGGCTGACAAAGCCGCACGAGAAGCTGAGGCAAAACGCCAACGCGAAATCCGTGCCGCATTCGCTCCACATAATGTAGGTGGAGCGATGGATGCGGTGCTAAATGAGTGCGTCGATAACGTGGACTGCACAGTTGCGGATGCCAACGCACGACTGCTAAAAGCGATCGGCGAAGGCAATCAGCCTGCAGGCGGTGGCGCGACGACAGTAGTCGATGCGCGCGACAAGTTCCAAGCCGGCGCTGCAGAAGCTATTGCCATGCGAATGGGCGCAAAACCCACTGACCATAGCAACGAGTTCGTCAGTCAGACTCTAATGGAATTGTGCCGCACCAGCGCAACGCTGCAAGGCAAATCGATTACCGGTATGAACAAGCAGCAAATTGTCGCTGTGGCGCTCCAGCCTGGTTCGGATTTCCCCGGCATCCTGGAGAACGTCGCGAGCAAGCAGGTGCTGCGCGGTTACGAGGAAGCCCCAGAGGTCTACTCAACACTAGCGCGAATCGGTAATTTGCCGGACTTCAAGATTGCGAATCGTTCTGGCCTGGGTGCTGCGCCATCCTTCCCAGCCAACGCTGAGCTACAAGAGGTCGAGACCATTGAGGTCGGCGATCGTAAACAGTCTATCCAGTTGGCTACATACGCAGCTCGACTCGGCCTGAGCCGACAGGCGATTATCAACGATGATCTCAACGAGTTTGGACGATTGGCCATGAAGATCGGCGGCGCGGCGCGCCGCACTGTTGGCGATCGCTTTGCCAATGTGTTCACACAACATGCTGACGGTCAATTGATCGATGAAGGTAGCGAGCGGATCTTTGCATCTTCGCGAAACAACACCGGCACCGGTGGCGTCCCATCGACAGCGGCGTTCACAGAGCTACGTACTTTGATGAAAACCCAAAGCGATGTTGGTGGGAACGCGCACAACCTAAATATCAACCCTCGGTACATTTTCTGCCCTGTTGCATTAGAAGGCGCTGCTCAAGTCGTCGCGCAGAGCGAGCTCGAGGTCGGTGCATCGACCAAGAACAACACGACGCCAAACGTGGAGCGCAACCGCTGGGAAATCGTTAGTGATTCCCGATTGGACGCGGCCTCGGCCCTCCGATACTACGCGCTCGGCGATCCAAACGTGTACGACACCATCGAGGTCGCATTCCTGGATGGTGTCGATGCACCGCAGATCCAGCAGGTCGATATGTACGACCCTCTGGGTGTGTATTGGGTTTCCTGGATTGACTGCGTAGCCCAGCCACTGGACTTCCGTGCCATGGCTGTTAACGACGGTTCTTAATCCCTCCCCTTTTTTAACCCCCCAACAGATTCAAGCGCGGGTATCTAAACAGATCCCGCGCCGCTGATATCTGATCCAAAGGAAATTAGTTATGACTAAGATTCGAGACGGTAAGAGCTTGCTGCACACTGCCTCCGGAGCCGACATCGCCAAAGGCGAGGTCGTTGTGCTGGGTAATACCATCGGTGTGGCTGCTCAGGCCATCGCTGACGGTTCATCCGGCGTTGTTCACCTTGAAGGTGTGTTCCAGGTGCCCAAGGTTTCCGCTGCTGTGTTCGCAGTTGGAGAAAAGCTGATCTATGACGTGAGCGCGAGCGCTTTCGACGATAGTTCGGCCACGCCAGCCACTGGCGACGTCACCGGCGGTGCGGTGGCCATGGTAGCAGGTGCTGATACTGAGACCACTTGCATCATCAAGCTTACGCCTGGCAATACGGACGTCGCTTAAACCGTGACATTCCGTAGTGATGCAATTCTGGCTACCGAGGACATGCTCGACGTCCTCGGTGAGCCAGTCTCATATACCCCGAAAGGCGGTTCCCTCGAAACGATTACGGCTGTTTTCGAGTACGAATATGTCGATCCTGACGGTAAAGGGTTTGCAAGCCTTTACCCGGTAGCGTCCTGCAAAAGCAGCGACGGTACATTCCAGGAGGGCGACGTGTTTGTAGTCGATAGCACCACGTATGGTGTGATCGCTGTTGAACCGGACAGCGACGGTATGACCAAGTGCATTTTAGGTAAACGCAGTGGCTGATCATCGCGCATTACAAATCCTCGCGGCACTGGTTTCTAACATTGGCACCAGTACCAGTGCCGGCACAAATGTGTACCGCAACCCTGGACGCCAGTTGCCCGACTCTGCCGACCTCGCGATCGCGGTGGCTTACGGATCCGACAGCGAACCAGATTACAACTCGTCCACAGCAGATTCCTGGTTAACAGTCTTTGTTGATCTGCTCGCCAGGGATCAACAGCCGTTAGAGCGTGAATCCGGCGCAGTCCCGGATTACGAAGCAGCGCTGCTCGGTCTCCGCAAAGAAGTACACATAAACATCATGTCAGACATTACCCAGGGTCTTGCTTTTGTGATTGATACCGAAAGCCAAGGCGCAGGCGAGATTGACTACGGCCCAGATGCAGAGCATGTGCTTGCAACCATGCGAACCGTCTGGCGCATCAAATATCGCACCTCTGTCGGTGACCCCAGCCAGTAAAGGTTAAATCAATGAGCAAAAAAATATCATTCCTGCCTCGAGCGGGAGGCACACGCGTGTTCGATAGTCACGAGGATCGAATCATCGGCGACATTGTTCACGCCATACCATCAGTCTCGCCCGATCAGTACACGCTCGAAGGTAGCCCGCGCGTCGACGCGCTCGAACTGTTGCTCGGTCACCAGATCACCGAGGCGCAGCGCGACCAGGCTCACAAAGTTTATTTACTAAAGACCGGGCAAAAGCTGCCCGAACCTACAAGCCCTGCCGCAAATGGAGAAGAGCATGAAACTGACTAAACAAGAGGGAATCCTGGTCAAGATTGAAACGACCCCAGGTACCGACCCAACCCCAACGGCGGCAGATAACTCCGTCCAGGTACAGGATATCGGCTGGTCGTTTGCCGGTGCGAGAATGCTCGATCGTTCACCGGTTAAAAGTACGCTAGGCCAATTACAACCAGTGTTCGCCGGTACCTTAATGGAAATGACATTTAACGTCGAGATCAAGGGATCCGGCACAGAAGGTACGGCACCCGAGTTCGGTCCCCTGCTCCGCGCGTGTGGTTGTGGTGAGACTGTTGTCGCAGACACTAGCGTGACATATGCCGGTGTATCAACGAGCCACGAATACGTGACGATCTACTACTACGAGGACGGCAGTTTGTACGAGCTAAACGGCGTCCAGGGTAACGCTGAGTTCACCTACGAGGCCGGCAACATTCCGATGATCGCATTTACGATGATTGGTCACCTGGTCGGGCCGATCGATGCGTCGCTCGTGACATTCCAGTTTGATTCAACGGTTCCGGCGCCATTTATCAACGCGTCGTTCGCGACAGGTGGTTATGCCTCAGTGATCGATAACCTGACCTTCGGCCTGGGCAATCAGACTGTCACGCCAAACAATCCAAACAACGCCGATGGCTATGGCCAGATCCTGATTGTTGATCGCGACTATACCGGCTCATTTGATCCGCAAGCGACGCTGATCTCAGACGATGATCCCATCGGCGACTGGAAGGCTGGCACCTCTAAGAACATCACCACCGGTGTCATTGGCGGCACAGCCGGCAACAAATCGCAACTCACCATCCCGACCGCTTATTACCGCGAGATTGGACCTGGCGATCGCGATGGGATCCGCACCTTTGATATCGGATTCCGAGCAGCTGGTGACGACTCTGCATTTTCACTCGCATTCACGTAAGAGCAAAAACATATGACAATTAAACTAGCTGCAGGCCTGACTGACTACTGGTTCACGCTTGATGATGACGAAAACGACTCTGACGAACTAGAGAAGCCCGCGCGCTTCAAACTTCGCGGCTTAACGCAGATTGATTTGCTGGAAGTCATGAGCGAAGGCGAGGCGCTGTCCGATGGATCATTCGTGCCGAATCACCGCGGACGCCTCTTGTTGCTGCGCCACGGCCTGGTCGATTGGGAGGGCGTCACGGGAGAAGATGGCGGCGAGGTAAAGTTTTCCAGGGCTGCAGCAAACAACTTGCCCGCTCAAGTGCTTGGAATTCTAGCTAACGAGATCCTAGTTCGCTCCGTGATCACGGACGAAGAAAAAAAAAGCTAGCGATCACCTACACGGTCGCAGTTAATCGTTCAGAGTTTGACTGCAGCAAGTGTCAGTGGAACAAGCACTGCGACTCGAGTAACCCGGCTCCATTTAACCAGTGGAAGATCCCGCAGCTCGGTATCGAAACCAATATCTGCTTGCTGCCCCAGGTCGACGAGCAGTCGGCCTTTTTCCTGCGTCTGCACACGCACTACAAGAATCGAATCTTATTCACCGATGGTGGACTGACGTCTCAACCTAACCGCTATCTCGAAGCGATGGAAGAGATCGAGCACCTGTTGAGTATTAGCAATGGCTGACGAATATAAATTTATCATTACCGGCAAGGACGCAACTAAACGTGCGTTTACGGCTATCCGGAAGAACCTGGGCGCAGTTCGTGCCGGTGTAAACTCCACACAGGTAAAGGTAGCTGCACTAGCCGGTGCTGCAGGTCTGGGTGCGCTGGTCGCAAAGTCACTCTCTAGTGGTGACGCGCTCGGTAAGTTCGCCGATCGAGTTGGCGCGACGACGGAAGGTCTGGCAGGCCTGCAGTTAATCACTGAGCTAAATGGTGAGTCGTCAGAGTCCCTCTCTAAATCACTTGAAAAAATGAACCGCGGTGTCGGTGAAGCACAACGTGGTATCGGGACAGCACTACCTGCCTTTAAGCAGCTCGGACTTAACGTCGAGGAACTGGCACAGTTACCTGCGGACGAGCGCTTCATCCAGATTGGTGACGCGATCGGCAAACTTGACGACGAAACCCTGCAGGCGTCGCTTTCTGCTGATATTTTCGGCCGGTCTGGTGTTCGTTTGATCAATACATTCGAACAAGGCGAGGACGCCATGCGCGGCGCTACCGATCAGGCGAAAGAGCTCGGTATTGCTATGAGCCGTACTGACGCCGCCAAGATTGAAGCCGCCAACGATGCAATGCTGCTGGCTAACAAGCGGATCGAAGGCATTGGCAACCAGGTAACTGTTGCGCTCGCTCCAATTATTGCGGAGGTCGCCGACCAATTTACCGCTGCCGGCATGTCCTCAAACGAAATGAGCGACGTTATTCAGAAAGGCATGAAGATCGGCGCTAGTGTCGTCGGTACTTTTGCGGACGGTTTACATGGCGTCCAGGTAATCCTCAAAGGCGTTGAGGTCGCTGGCTATGGTTTCTCGACTGCTTTTGTCGCCGGCATCAAGCTGGTGACGGATGCGTCTTTCGGATTTGCGAACGTCATTCGCGACACCTGGCTTTTGCCTATGCGCGGTCTCATCTCGGCTGCCCAACACTTGCCAGGCATTTCCGATGAGACCCGGGCGAGTTTGTCTTCATTAAAGAGCGCTCTCGATACCGAGTGGCGTCCACCGGAAGCCATTAATCAGACACTAACCGCGTTGTCTGACGGATTAACCAACGCTCGCGGTGAGCTGCATCAAATGATGCTCGAGGATCTGCCCAGCGCCGTCATTGATGAGCGGCTTGCTGTGGTGCTGCAGAATGCGGAAGCGAAAGCCGAGGCGATCGCAGCGCGTGCCCAGACACGACTCGACACTCCGGATGCGGAAGGTGATACAGGCGGCGTCGATGTACGCGAACAGGAACGCCTCCAGGGACGGCTCGAGAGCCTAAACGCGTCGTATGCGTCAGAACTTGAACTACTGCAGCAGAAGCTCACCACCGAGCAAACTCTCCTCCAGGAATCGCACAATGCCAACTTGTTGACCGAGCAGCGCTTCCAGGCGCTCAACATCCGCGCAGAGAAACGATACCAGGCCGAGAAATCTAAGCTCGAAGCAAAAAGCGCCTCGGATCGACGGGCCAAGCTTTTTGGCAGCTTGACTGAGATCGCCAACATGTTCGGCGGTCAAAGTAAAAAGATGTTCAAGCTGCAGAAGACGCTTGCACTGGCTGAAGCCGTGGTGACATTGCCACCGGCAATCATTAGCTCCTATAAAAATGCTGGCGGTTTTCCGCTCGGTATTCCTGCAGCCATCGCCATGGCGGCTAAAGGCGCTGCCCAGATCGCCTCCATTAAAAGCACGTCGCTAGGTTCGCCAGGCAGCATCACTAATCCAAGTGGCGGCGGTGGATTCTCGTCTGGCACGAGCGGTCTGCCTAGCGCCGCCAGTTCGGCCAACTCAATAGTCGATACTATTGGCAGCCTCTCGGCTGATGGAAACACTTCGAGCAACCAGGCAAAAACCGAGGTCCACTTCCACTTCCCAGATGGTTTGACCGTCGGTACTGACGCAGAGCAAAACCTGGCAGAGATGCGCCGCATCATCGTCGAGGAAGACTTCGAACTGATTCCAGCAGATTCACGCAACGGCATCGACTTGGCCACGGCGCGAGGTGTCGCCTAATGGGTTACATCGTTTATACACCGTATCGATCTACTGTGGGTGGAAGCACCGGAAAGCTGCATCCAGCAATCCAACAATTCGCGACAAAGCATACCGATAACGTCGTCGCCACACCCTCCCTTGATGAATCTAACGTCGAGACAACATACCTCGGCCGGGCGAAGTTTCACGATGTCTTAACGGATCCGCGCGACCTATCAGAGTGGCCGTATTGGGAGGAGTTCTGGCATTCCGTCATCGGCGGCCAGAACTTCACGCTGGACGCATACGGTACAGAGGGATCGCCTAACAATCCGCTGACGGTCAAGTTGGTGCCGAACACCTGGAAAGAGCAGTCGCCTGGACCGCGCCATCGTTTATATGGATTCAGGGTGCGAGTAGTCTAGTGAGACAAAACAGCGATACTTACAATGTTTATTCGCAGTTTCCTGAGCGAACGCTGCGACTTGTTGTGTCGATGGAGTACTCCGGTGACACGTACTATTTTACGTCGCACGACGATATCGACACGCCGGAGAGTACTTCCATCCATGGCTCGTTGATTAACGTCAACGCAAAGACCCAGCGATACCTGCCCGACTCTGCCCGCTCCGAAATTGGCCGTCTTAAATTCTCTATCCTGGACGTCGGCGAAGCGGTCTCCGATCTTCTAAACCTCGAGCAATTCACAAACGACGAGGGCCCAAGAGGCCGCAAGGTCGTTTTATATCGCGGCTTCGAGCAGTTGGCTTTTGCAGACTTCCGCAAGGAAATGACGCAATTTACTGACTCCGTTCTCAGCTACCACAATGGTCAGTATGACTTTAATTGTAGTGACAAGCAGCGCCAGCTTCGCAAAAACACGTTCAGTTTCCCCGCTACACGTCTGAGCGCTGCAGTTGCCGAAGATGACACCACGCTGCAGGTTTACACCACCGAGGGGTTCGATGCTGTCCCCCATGGCACGAGTTACTCATACCTGCCTAGCACCTCGGTCATTATGTTTCGCATCAAATACCAGGACTCGTGGGAGATCTGCAGCGCAACAGGTAAAACCGCCACCACGCTGACAGGAGTTACACGCGGCATATTCGGAACACGTGCGAGGGCCCATGCCCTACCCGACGACGCTAACTCCGACAACGGTGTCGAGGTCGAGTACTATCCCTATCTTGAGTTGCCAGTCGCAAAACTCATCTATGCGATTCTGACCGGCAAATTGCTTAACCAGGGTGGTGCCACGTTACCTGATGCTTATCACCTGGGCATCGATGAGGCCGACGTACCGCCCGCCAGTTTCGAGAGCTATCCCGACTGGTACGACACCAGCGACGATACTAAAGGTTTGATCCTGCGTTTTGAGGGTGGCGCACTCTCAGAGACTGACGGTAAAGCGTTCCTAGAAAAAGAAGTGCTGTCCCTGATCAACGCCTTTCTCCTGGTTGAACCAGATGGCACTTTATCGCTCCGCCGTAAGGTCGCGACGTTATCAAACTCTGACTACTCCGCCACACTTAACGAGAAGCTGATCGCCAAGGTCGGTAAGTTAGACCATGACCTGGACGCTGTTTCATCACGTTTTCGTGTGCGCTGGGGATATCGGGAATTCGGTCCAAACAACAAAGGGTTTTATCGCGAGCGCGTCATCAACGACCCGATCGCCGCGGCGCGTTTCCCGGACTCAAAAACGAAAGAGCTCGCGTTCAAGGGTCTAACGCCAGCCAGGCACACCACAACGATTCTGCGTAACATCTTCGAATCTCAACGTGATGCGGTCGCCTCACCACCACTGCGTCTATCCGGCGTGAAGATCATGCCCTCGATCGGCTTCGATATTGAAGTCGGAGACGTTTACCGCGTCGATCTATCAAACATCCGCGACTACCAAAACCTGACCGACGTTTCATCGTTCGACAGACCAATGGAAGTTCAGCGCGTCACGATCGACCAAATCAAAGACAGTGTGGTCGTCGACTTTGTGGGATCCGCGACAAGCGCCACACAGATCGGAGACGACGACAATGGCAGCGCTGTTGTCCCTGATGCCGCGTACATCAGCGCCGGCACAGAGTTAGGCACAGTGCTTTCTATTAACGGCTCAGGCTTTACCACGGCCGGAGGAACGCTCACAGGCGGAACGACAACGCGCACGAGGTACTACTACGACGGCGACCTGACGATCAGCGCCGGGCACACGGTGTCATTTTCTGGAAACATCGAGATCTGGGTTAAGGGGCATTTCTCCATACTCGGCAAACTCGACGGGAAAGGTGGCGGTTTAGCTTCTTCTCTTGCCGGCTGGATCGGTACGACACGTGGCCAGGGTGCCTCATTTGTAAACCACAGTCTTTTTACGCCTAACATCATCAACTTCACTAACGGCCCTACCGTATTTGGGAAGGTGCAAGCTGTACCGGCTCTAGCGATCGAAAATGATGCAGGTGTCTTGACAGGATATCCGGCCGATATGCGCGGCAGTGGCGGCGCTGTGGGCGGGCAATCGCTAAATGGTACCTTCGATGCAGGCACACCGGTCGCAGGTGGATTTGGTGGTGCTGGAGGCGGATCCGTCGTTATCGTTTCCCGTGGCATGAGCTTCGGGGTATCTGGCGAGCTCGATGTATCTGGTAACGACGGATCCCTGGGCGGCACAGATGATTACATCCATGGTGGTGCTGGAGGCGGTGGTGCAGCGGGCGCTGTTGTTATCCTTATCGACGGCTCAGGCAATTCTGTCCCGATCGCTGCAGGGAAGATTGTAGCCGATCGTGGCGACTATCCGACCCAGGGTAATGAACCTCAGCACGGCGTCGACTTTTCAGCCCAGAAAGAATCGACCACGACACGCTGGACTGGATATCCTGGATTGCCTGCAGTTAGCCAGTTCGATAGTAACGTCCGGATCCAGTACCTGCCTGTCTCCCGTACAGCCTATGCTGATCTGAATGAAGGTGTAAACCAGCCATCGAATGCAGCGGTTACACCGATCCCGGGCGGGAACGAAATCACCTGGGACAATCCCGAGGATCCCACAAGCTGGGATTTGATTGAGGTCTTTGCATCGACTGGATCCAGTATCGACTCCGCCTCAAAGATATTTGAAGGCCGTGGCAACAAAGCGCCGCACATGACTGGCAACACCACTCGCCAGTATTACTGGTTGCGCGGCCGGATCGGCAACCGCTATTCGGATTTCACGCCAAGCATCCTGGTGCCATCGACGCTGACCGGTGTGCCGTTAATCGACGCCACTGTGGCCGCGACTACAGCGAACTGGACTGGCGTTATCGATGACCAGCCAACGACGAACGCCAAGCCACAAGACGGCGCTGCAACGACTGTTGAGGCGGAGACCAGGCCAGACCACTTCGAAGGGTTAATCTGGGTCGATAAATCGACCGGTGACTACTACCGCAGCTCGCACGTAAACGCCGACATCGTATCGCCAGGTGGCGATCGCTTAGTTGCACCGAACGGAGACGTGGTTAAATCCACCGGCACGTTCGTCAAGATCGGCTCGATCGACGTGACCAGGCTGACGAACACTGAGCAAGTGCTAAACACCGCAATCTCGATTCTGGCTGACGGTAGCCTAAGTGGTGCTGGTGGTGGGCAGGTAACCATTTTCGGTCTTGGGTATAACGGTTCGCTAGAAGCAACTGATAACTCAATCACGTTCAGCGCCTCAGTTCCTGACAACGGCACCGGCGTTGATGGCAATCTCCACATACGGGACCTGGGCAGCAGTAGCTATGCTTTCTACACGAAAGAATCTGGTACCTGGAAACAAGTAGGTGACGTCACCGCACAAAACATAGCGGCAGGTATCGTCGGCCAGGGGGACCTGGCGATCGTCGATGCTGCAGACTTTGCTACTCAGGTAACGGGGTCCGAAAAGCCAGACAACAACGCGACCAAAAACACCGGGGCCCTGTTGAGCGACTCGTTCAAGTTAGCAAACGACATCAGTGGAAATGAAGTCGCTGTTAGTAAATTTATTGATGAGTGGACGATTAGTCGGAACGGTTCAGCGCCGATCACTCCTGTAGCGGGCACAGAATTTGAACTTGACCAGCCCGGTTTGTACTTAATCGCTGTTCATGTTGGTTTTAAGGTAGAGCTTACGAAAAACAGTGCAAATGTCTTTGCCTGGTCGGCCGCCCTCACCCCATGGCACAAGGTAGGCGGTGCCTCTTACGCAATAATCAATCCGCAGATAACCGCTAGGACCGGCGGATTCGTACCCGCACAGCTAGTCACAAACGAAAACTCTTTCTTTACAAGTATCGCAACCACCTTCGTTTACGAGGCTGAGAATGCCAATGACCGAATAAAGTTCTTTTTTGGGGCCGACATGAAAGTCACAACAGACAGCATGCTCATTTTGTCGGACGAGACTGCTGTCACGTTCACCAAACTTGAACAGGTTCCAGACTAATGGCAGTGCCACAGCATCCCGCGCTAACAACCGAGTTAATGCTTGCTCTAGTGGAGAAGTACGGCGGCAACCCCGCGCAAATGGAACATGGTTTAGTTTTCATCAACACAGAGGCCGGCCGCGAGCACTATCGCCAGGTCGGCGAGCTCTGGATACATAGAAGCACGAAAGAGGTTTAACAATGGCTGACAAAACAATCCAGCAATTCACGCCCGAGATTACGACGGTTCTCGGCACAGACACGATACTACTACAACACACCGGAGGCGGTGATTTTGGTTTCGCGACTGTCGATAACGTGGTGCTTGATAAGTTGGCTGAAGCTGACCCGGTGGTACTGGGTAGTACTTTGAACGTAACTGGCGCTTCTACTTTCTCAAGTAATATTGTGCCGGATGGAGGTAGCGCGTCCGCTGGCTCCATATGGAAGTCTGGTGCCAACATAGTGATTAACCTTGAGAGTGGCGGCGATTTAAATATCAACAACCATTCAAATACGGTTTCCCTCATTAACCTAGACAACGACACGGGATATCTCACTATCGAAGGTCGCACTTTACTAGAGAACAGCGAGTCTTCATCGAATTTATATTGGGGTAGAAACACTAACGGTTCTTTTGTTGGCAACATGCAACGCATGAGAACAAATCGTGCTGCCTCAACATCTTTCAATTTCGCTTTGTTTGAAGCAAACGCTGGCGGCGACCCGGTTTGGCGTGCCGATGGCGCGGGGGCTACTTATTCTGACAACGCTTACTCGGCGGCAGGTGCTGACATTACGGAAGCAATGGAATGGTCGGATGGGAACCCAGATAACGAAGACCGTTGTGGGTGGACGGTTGTGCCCGATTACGATGCAATCAACGCGGCGATTGAAAACGGCGCATACGGGAAAAAGTACATTCGCCAGGCGCAACCCGGCGAGCAACCCATCGGCATAGTTTCCGGCAACGCAGGCGTGAGAATGGGCAACGACATGATCTATTCTCGGAAGTACCTGCGCGACAGTTTAGACCGCCCGCTGTTCGAAGAATATACCGTTACTGAGTGGGTAGAGACCGTCCCGGCAGAAACTGAAGAAGTTCAGCGAGAAAAAGAGGTAACAGTGTTCGATGATCAGCCAGTACCGGCAGTGATGGGGTATAGCTGGATCTATGAGTTCGAAGGTCTCCAGCGAATCGCCCGATACTCGGACAAACAAATCGAAGACAACGGTATAGTTTTTCCCGACAATGCCGAGCGCATAGAAATCACACCGGCGAAAACGGCGCAAGTCGTCAAAACCGAAAGGAAGTTAGTGCCTATTCCTGAATCTATCGACCCGGTTACCGGTGTTTTGACGCCTGCGCACGAGGACTATCGTACTGTCGCTATTAAGAAGACCATTAGGGTCTGGAACAAAGACGGCTCGCCAGTTATGGAAAGAATTACACTGAAGGAAGCCGAGGAAATCCAGCACAGCTACCATAGCGACCGTATCCCCCAAGGCATCACGGTGCCGGACGATGCCAAAATCATCACGGAAGACGAAGACGGCAACAAACTCACCAGGCGAGTGCTTAACCCGGACTATGATCCAACACGCGAACACGAACCACGCGAAAAGCGCAAAGAGTGGTGCGATGTTAACCGTGCCGGTTTCTCTCCTGTCCTGGACGACCAGGTGATCGGCGAAGGCTGGGTTTCGTTTGGCAAGTGTGGCGACGGTGTAACTCTCTACTACAGATAAGCACAAGGCGACGAATAGCTAAAACATTCTGCAGTTCGTTTTAAGTCATTGCTCACGTCTAGACGTACCGGCTTTCCGATCGGCGTCCCAGAGCCTTTAATTAACACGGATCCGAGAGCCGCTGTTTATTTTGTGATCAGCGATGTGAGACATCGCCTCGCTTCTTTCAAGTTATCTCGCACGTCCTTCTTATTTCTAACATGCATAATATGTCGCACAAAAACGAAAGCAGTAAGGGGTAAAAGTGAGTGGCGAGATACATTTACTGATCGAACGAGGGCAAATGAAGTGGGTCATGCGAAAGCATGTTACCAGGGAGAAAAAACCGGCGAAGAGATTGACCCAAACAACGCGGAAGAAATTGCATAAACGCTCGGTAGCTATTTTTTCTGCCGACGCCTAATAATGCGGCCTGTAGCCGACCTAATTAACCTTGAATAGCTACCAGAGCCGATTCGTATGTACCTGATTGCATTACCTTTTTTGTTAGTCTGGTTAACAGGCTTCGAACCTGGGTGTCGGGAGTTCGAATCTCTCTGGGCGTGCCATTTTAAAGGGTCTAACAGGGGTCGCTAGGCGCGACCGGTAGCTATTCGGGGTCTCGGTAGCTATTTTCCCTCAAAATC